ACAACATCCGGATTTCGGCCGAATACATCGAGAACGAGCGCCATGCGATGTCGGCGGTCCCGGATGAGTGGATTCGGGAGCGTCTGGGCGTGTTCGACGATCCGGGCACGGCCGGCCGGGTGATCGGGAAGGCGACGTGGGACGCGCTCGCCGACGCGGGGTCGTCGATCGACGGGCCGGTGGTCTTCGCGGTCGACGTGAACCCGGAGCGCACGGTCGCGGCGATCGGGGCGGCCGGGTTCCGGGCGGACGGGCTGCCGCACGTCGAGGTGATCGAGCAGCGCGCCGGCGTGGACTGGGTCCTGGCCCGGGCGGCGGAGCTCGACGAGAAGCACCAGCCCGACGAGTGGATCGTCGCGGCGAACGGGCCGGCGGGGTCGCTGGCGGCGCGGCTGGAGGCGGCTGGGGTGCCGGTGGTGCGGGCCTCGGACGCGGACCTGGCGCGGGCGACGGGCGCGTTCTACGACGCGGTGATGACCGAGGACGGGCCGCGGCTGCGGCACCTCGGGGATCCGGTGCTCGGGGATGCGGTCGCGGCGGCGCGGAAGCGGGAGCTCGGCGACGGGGCGTGGTCGTGGGGGCGGAAGAACAGCGAGGCGAACATCGCGCCGCTGGTGGCGGTGACGTTGGCGCTGCAGGGCGTCTCGAAGTACGCGTCTGACCTGGTCGACAACGTGTGGTGAGGGGTGATCGTGTGCGTGAACGGCTGACGACTCTCCTCGAGCTGGCGGGGTTGGCTGCGGTGACGGCGGGGGCGGCGCTGATCTATGTGCCGGCGGGGTTCATCACGGGCGGGGTGTTCGCGGTGGGCGTCGGGGTGCTGCTGGGCCTGCCTGGGGCGAAGGGCGAGCAGCAGTGAGCCTGTTCTCCGGGTTGACGACGCGCGCGCTGAGCTATCAGGACGTGTGGGGCGCCGGTTCGACGCCGCAGGGCATGTCGGAGGGCCGTGCGCTGCGGCTCGGGGCGGTGTACGCGGCGGTCCAGCTGATCGCGAACGGTGTCGCGGCGTTGCCGTTGCACGAGTACCGCGAGGACTCGGCCGGGGCGCGTGAGCCGGTCATGAAGCAGCCGTTGTTCGTCACGGATCCGACGGAGTTCGGGACGCCGTTCGACTGGAAGTTCCAGGCGGTGTCGTCGCTGGCGCTGCGCGGCAACGCCTACGGCCTCCCGACGGGGTTCGACGGGCTCGGGCGGGTCACGCGGTGCGAGTGGCTGCACCCTGACGATGTGTCGCTGAACGGCGACGACGACGTGAAGTGGTGGCGCGGCCGGGCGCCGGAGTGGCTGGTCGATGGGCGTCCGACGGCGTTGATCCACCTGCGGAACTTCCTGCTCCCGGGCCGGGTGAAGGGCCTGTCGCCGATCGGGGCGTTCCGGACGCTGATCGACACGGGTCTGGAGGCGCAGCAGTACGGGCGGGACTGGTTCCGGAACGGGTCGGTCCCGGCTGGCGTGCTCGAGACGGACCAGCCGATCCGGCAGGGCGACGCGAAGATCCTGAAGCAGCGCTTCGCGGAGGCCGCGGCCGGCCACGGTGTGGTGACGCTGGGGCGGGGCACGAAGTACCGGCCGATCTCCGTGGCGCCGGAGGAGGCGCAGTTCCTGCAGACGATCCAGGCGACGGCCACAACGATCGCTGCGATCTTCAACGTGTCGCCGGAGGACATCGGCGGCGAGACCGGCGGGACGCTGACGTACAACACCGACGAGACCCGCGCTGCGCGGCTGGCCCGGACGACGCTGCGGCCGTACATGGCTCGCGTCGAGGAGGGCATCTCCGCGGTGCGTCCCCCGGGGCGGGTGGTGCGGTTCAACGCTGACGCGTCGCTGCGCGCGGAGACCCTGGCCCGCTACCAGGCGCATTCGCTGGGTCTGCGGGACGGCTGGCTGTCTCGTGACGAGGTCCGCGCGATCGAGGACATGCCGCCCCTGCCGAACGGTGAGGGGTCGAAGTACCAGGTTCAGCCGGGCCCGACACCGCCCGTGAAGGAGGGCACGACGTCATGAGCGAGCTCGAGCGCCGGTACCAGCCGGGCACCGTGGAGGTCCGCGCTGCCGCGGATGGCGGGACGAGGCTGGGCGGGTACGCGCTGAAGTGGAACACGCTGTCGCGGAACCTCGGCGGCTTCGTGGAGACGATCGCGCCGGGGGCGTGCGCGAAGTCGGTGTCGGACGGCCTGGATGTGCTGTGCCGGTTCCAGCATCGTGACGAGTTCCTCCTCGGTCGGGTCGCGGCGGGGACGTTGCGGCTGACGGTCGACAACACGGGCCTGGACTACGACTGCGACCTGCCGGACACGTCGACGGGTCGGGACTGCGGCACGCTCGCCGGCCGTGGGGACCTGCGGTACTCGTCGTTCGCGTTCTACACGCTCGATGACGACTGGGAGATGACCGAGAACGGGTTCCCGCTGCGCCGGCTGCTGCAGATCCAGCTGGTGGATGTGGCCCCGGTCGTGGATCCGGCGTATCTGGACACGTCGACGGGTCTGCGGTCGCTCGCGGAGCAGCGTGGCGCGGATCTGGCGGAGGTCGAGGCGCTGGCGAAGGACAACCGGCTCGCGGAGCTCGTCGGTCGGTCGGTGAAGCCGGCGGTCGTCGATCTCGGCGGCGGGCAGCAGCCCCAGGAGGGGCGGACGGACGACGACGGCGGCGGGCAGGTCGACAACCACCCGCTGTTGTCGCTGCGGCAGCGGCGCGTCGCGCTCTACGGGCGCCGCAACCTCGCAGGGCAGCGCGAAACGCACCCCGCATCCGGCACGACGACCAGCCCTGCGGGGCGTGACGCACAGGAGGTCTCGGCATGAGCGCCGAGCTGCTGAAGAGGCTCCAGGACGAGCGCCTGGGCCTGTGGGAGGACCAGAAGCGGGCCCTCGACACCGCGGAGGAGGCCAAGCGCGACCTCGACGCCGAGGAGACGAAGGCCTACGACGAGCGGAACGCGCGGATGGACGCGATCGACGCCCGTCTGAAGGAGCTCCTCGAGGGCGAGAAGCGGGCGAAGGACGCCGGCGACGCGTTCGACCGGCTGATGGAGACGAAGCGGACCGGTCCGCCGGCGCCGTCGGGTGGCGAGGACGTCAACGCGAAGCTCCGGGCGTTCCTGCGGGGCGAGTCGGGCCGCGCGTTCGAGATCGCCCCTTCCGAGCGGGAGCGGGCGCCGTTCCGCCAGTCCGCGGAGGAGGCCCGCGACCTGACGGTCGGGTCGGCGTCCGCGGGCGGGAACACGGTCCCGACGTCGTTCTACAACCGGCTCGTCGCGCACCTGATCGAGGTGTCGGGTCTGCTGATGTTGGCCCCGACGGTGCTGAACACGACTTCGGGTGAGGCGCTGCAGATCCCGAAGACGACCGCACACGGCGGTGCCGCGCTGGTGACGGAGGGTGCGGCGATCTCGGAGTCGGATCCGACGTTCGGTCAGGTCACGCTGAACGCCTACAAGTACGGTGTTCTGCTGCAGATCAGCTACGAGCTGCTCGAGGACACCGGCGTCGACCTCGAGGGCTACCTCGCGATGCAGGCGGGGCGGGCGACCGGTAACGCGTTCGGCGCGCACGCGATCACCGGCGACAACTCCGGCAAGCCGAACGGTGTCGCGACCGCGGCAACGTCGGGTGTCACCGGCGGCACCGGCGTGACCGGCGCGTTCACCTCGGACAACCTGATCGACCTGCACTACTCGGTGATCTCGCCGTACCGGAACAGCCCGTCGTGTGGCTGGCTGATGAAGGACGCGACCGTCGGTTCGGTCCGGAAGCTGAAGGACTCGACCGGCCAGTACCTGTGGCAGCCGTCGCTGCAGGTCGGTGCGCCGGACACGCTGCTCGGGAAGCCGATCCACACCGACCCGAACGTCGCCGGTGTGGGCCTGGGCGCCCGGTCCGTGCTGTTCGGTGACTTCTCGCAGTACTTCGTGCGGTTCGTGCGGGGTCTGCGGTTCGAGCGCAGCGACGACTACGCGTTCAACCAGGACCTCATCACCTACCGGTGCCTGATGCGCGCGGATGGCGACCTGGTCGACACCACGGGCGCGATCAAGTGCTTCGTCGGCGGCGCGTCCTGACCTGCTGTTCCTGATCTCCGAGCGGGGCGCCCCTCTTCGTGGTGGGAGAGGCGTCCCGCTCGGTCCTTCCTGGAGGTACTGATGCGAGTTCGGATGAAGCACCAGATCAGCGGCACGCGTGACGGCGTGGAGTGGCCGGCGCCCGGCGAGGAGATCGACCTCCCGGACGACGAGGCTGCCGCGGTGTGCCACACGGGCATGGGCGAGCCGGTCGCGGAGAAGAAGGCGCCGGAGAAGCGCCCCGCGGCGAGCAAGGCCGAGACCCGCGAGGGGGCCTGACGTGTCGAGCTTCGGGGGCTCCTCGGAGCCGTCGGGTGAGCTGTCGCTGCGGGTGATCCGCGCGGCGGACGCCCGGGACATCCGGGACCGGTTCGACCGGTTGACGGCGCTGTCGCAGTACCCGGCGAAGGAGCTGTCGCTGGCCGAGGTGGCGCATTTCGGGCTGCCCCGCCCGGGTCTGGACGACCGGGTGAACGCGTGGCGGACGGCGAACTTTCGGAACCTCGTCCGGGGTGCGCGGCGGGTGATGGCGGCGCGGGCGCTGCGGCTGTCGAACTTCTACGGGTCGCTGTACCTGACGCACATCCGCGCTGGCGGTGACGTCCTCGAGCTGGGCCTCGCGTCGATGCGGGTGGTGACGACGGCCGGCGTGAACTTCCTGGTCGACTCCATGCAGGGGATTGTGGAGCCGGAGGTGCTGAAGTACCACGGCATCGGGACGGGGAACACCGCGGAGTCGTCCTCGGACACCGGGCTGGTGACGGAGTCGACGACGGCGTTGAACCCGGACTCGACCCGCGCGACCGGCAGCTTGACGGAGGGTGCGTCGGCGAACATCTTCCGCACGGTCGGCACGAACACGGTTGATGCGGCGGTGGCGTGCACGGAGCACGGCATCTTCTCGCAGGCCGCGACCGGTGGCGGGACGCTGCTGGATCGGTCGGTGTTCTCGGTGGTGAACCTCGCGATCGGGGATTCGCTGCAGTCGACGTACGACTACACGATCACCGCCGGTTCCTGACCCTTCCTGTGAGTACGGGCTCGGTCTCGCGCGTCTGCGCGCACCTCGGAGAGGCGTGAGATCGTGGCCGTCGCCTACCGCTCGTCCAGCCGAACCGGGCAGTCCGACGCGTACGTCTCGTCGATCAATGTGCCGGTCCCGCCCGGTGCGGCGACGGGGGACATCGCGCTGGTCTCGGTGAGCCGGTGGGAGTCGACGAACCCAGCGATCACCGCCCCCTCGGGGTTCACGGAGATCACGCAGGTCGTCTCGGGCGCCGACAAGATCGCGATCTTCTGGAAGCGGCTGACCGGCGCCGACAGCGGGAACTACGCGTTCTCCTGGTCCGGGTTGCAGTGGGCGCTGGGGCAGGCGATGCTGGTCACCGGCGTTGTCGCGTCCGGTGACCCGGTCGACGCCTTCCATGGGGTCGCGGCGTCCGGCGCCGCGTACCCGGCGACATCAGTGGTCGCGACGGACGCGGACTTCCTGGCGCTGTTCGTCCGGAACGCGACGTCCGGCGCCGGGTCTCCACCGGCGTCGTACATCGAGGTCCAGGACGCGGACTACATCAAAACGAACTACCGGATCCCTGGCGCGGCGGGCACCTACTCGGGCAGCGGCGGGACGCTCCCGTCGGGCATGTGCCTTGGGGTGCTGGTCGCGCTTAAGCCTGCAGGCGGTGGCGGGTCCACGACGCCGCTGTCGGTGTCCGGTGGCATCACCCCGTCCGGGACGGTGGCCCGCGGCCCGGCGAAGACCCTCAGCGGCGCCACGACCCCGGCCGGGGCGGTGGCCCGGCAGCCGCGGAAGACCCTCGGCGGCGCGGTCACGCCCACCGGGGTGGTGCTCCGCGCCGTCCTGAAGGTCCTCGGCGTGGCGATCACGCCGTCCGGCGCGGTCACGCAGACCCGGGCCAGGGTCCTCGCCCTCGCCGGTGCCGTCGCCCCGTCCGGTGGGCTGGCGCGGGCCGTGTCGAAGCGGGTCGCAGGGGCGGTCACACCGTCCGGGGCGGTGTCGAAGGTCCTCGCGCGGCTCCTGGGCGGCTCGGCCACGCCGTCCGGTGTGGTCGGGATGATCCGGACCCGGCTCCTCGCCCTCGCTGGTGCGATCGCGCCGTCCGGGACGCTCGCCCGGCAGCCGCAGAAGCCGCTGGCGGGCGGCGCGGCACCGTCCGGGGCGATCACGCGGTCGCTGGGGCGGCGCCTGGCCGGCGCGGTGGCCCCGTTCGGGGCTGTGGTGTCGGTCAGGTCGCGGTTGATCGCCCTCGCAGGCGCGGTCGCGCCGTCTGGGGTGCTGCGCAGGCAGCCGGGGAAGGCGTTGACCGGGTCGGTCGCGCCGGCGGGCGTGGTGGGGAAGCGGATCGGGCGGCTGCTGGCCGGTGGGGTGTCCCCGGCCGGTGCGGTGCTCAAGGTCCTCGGCCGAGTCCTCGCCGGCGGGGTCACGCCCTCGGGGACGACGGCCACGCAGGTCGTCGAGCCGGTGGTGACGGTGCGGGGGTTCATGCGGGCGGCGTTGCGGCGCGGCCCGGGCGTGCGCGCCGCCTCCCGGGCGGCCGCCACGGCCCGCGGAGCGGATCGGGACGGCCCGACCATGAGACAGGGGTAGCGGATGGCCTGGGACCTCGGCGACACAGTGCCGCTCACGGCGGAGATCGTCGACGCGGACGACGCTCTGACCGCCGCGACCGGTGTGGTGTGCACCATCGGGCTGCCGGACGGCACCAGCGTCACCCCAGCCGTGAGCAGCCCGTCGACGGGCCGGTTCACGGTCGACTTCGTCGCGACGCAGGCCGGCCGGCACACCGAACGGTGGACGTCGACGTCGCCGGCGACGGCCCGGTCGGATGTGTTCGACGTCCGGGAGGCCACGCCGGCTTACATCGTGTCGCTGGCCGACACGAAGCAGCACCTGAACATGGCCGCGTCCCGGACGACGGATGACGAGGAGCTCCGCGGCTGGATCGAGACCGCGACGGAGGTCGTGGAGGACCTGTCGGGGCAGACGATCGTGCGGCGCACGATCGTGGAGCGGAAGCCGATGCGCGGCGGGAAGGTCGCGCTGTCGTCGGTGCCGGTGGTGTCGTTGACGGCGATCGCCACGGTCGACGGGACGCTCACCTCGGACGGCGCGGGCTGGGACCTGGACCCGGAGACGGGGATCATCACGGCGCTGCCGGGCACGACGACCTGGCACGGCGACGCGATCTTCACCTACGTCGCCGGGTTCTCCCTGATCCCGCGCCGCTACACGAAGGCCGCGTTGAAGTTCATCGAGTACCAGTGGGGGCAGTCGCAGCGCGCGCAGGTCGGCGCAGGCCGCAACCCGATCGGCGGGCTCGGGCAGTCCGCCGACGACGACGGGTTCGTCTACAGCCTGGGGTACGCGATCCCGCGGGCCGCGGCCGAGCTCCTCCCGTCCCGGCTGTCGGGGATCGCGTGATGGGCCACCCCCTCGACGACGTGATGACCGCGCTCCTCGGGCTGCTCGTCCCGGCCGGGGAGGACGCCAACCAGGTCCTCACCGCGACCGCGACCGGGCTCGAAGGCGTCCGGGTGTTCGACGGGCCGCCGGTGAACGCGCCCGCCGAGCTGGAGTACCTCGTGCTGGGGCTGTCGATGGACCAGGACGCGTCGGTGAACGGGCAGGACGTCCAGGGCTGGGGTGGCCGGCGCGACGTCTCGTACGGGATCACGAACCTGCTGCAGGTGATGTCGGGGGACACGACCGTCGCGACGGTCCGGCGGCGGCTGTTGCAGCTCCTCGACGCGTTCGGGGCGCTGCTGCGCGCGGATGAGTCGCTCGGTGGGGTGTGTACGCGGGCGTGGCTGTCGGAGTGGCGCTACCAGGCCGTGGAGTCGGCGAAGGGCGCGACCGCGCTGATCGAGTTCACCGTCGGGGTGGACGCGGTTCGATTCGAAGGAGAGTGACCAGTGGCCGCAGTCGGCGCACAGACCCCCGGGCTGGCCGGTATCCAGCCCACGACCTCGGCGGCGTCCGCGGGTGGGGACACCGTTCCCACCGGTTCCCGGGTGCATGTCCTGAACACCGGTGGCGCACCGGTGAACTGCACGATCACGACCCCCGGGACCGCGCGTGGCGGGCTCGCGATCGCGGACAAGGTGATCGCCTGCCCGAACGGCACCGGCGCGGCCGGTCTGACGATCTTCGACGTGCCGGCCGATCCGTACGACCCGTCCGGGACGGGTTCGGTGGCGCTGGCCTGGTCGGCGACGGCGAGCGTCGTGTTCTTCGCGACCGGCGGTGTCCTGTCGTGAGCGACCAGGTCTGGATCACTCACATCAGCGGCCAGGTGCCCGACACGAAGGTGCCGCGGGCGTCGCTCGGCGCGTGGGGCCTGTGCGGCTGGTCGGAGCGGGCGGACCAGTCCGACCCGGTCGAGGACCTCGACCCCGGGTCGGTCCCCGAGCTCGTCGCCGACCCGGTCGACGACCTGCAAGACCACCACGGAGACGGCGACGACGCCGAACACGAGACCCCGGGCCACGAGGCACCGGAGAACGACGACGACACGAAGGGCGCCTGACGATGCCTCCGTCCCAGATCACGGCGTACGCCCGCTTCTACCAGCCGGGCACCAGCAAGTTCTACTTCCTCGCGTCGGTGGTGAACTACCTGTCGCCGACCCGGGGCGAGCTCGACGCCGGTCTCGACTTCACCCGGCAGGTGTCCGCGGTCGACGGCTGGGGTGTGAAGCGCGGCCAGATCGAGACCCCGGACTACGCGTCGCTGTTCACGAAGAAGATCGGCGGCCGGACGGAGGTCGACGACTCGT